CAGATGGTCGTTGCTAGCCGGTGTCCTCCCTCTGCCCAGACGAATGGTCGTCATTTTGAGGTGATCCACCCGCACGGTCTACCATTTTGACCGTGCCAACATATTGTTAACGCACAACACTTGCTTGCCTAAAAGGTGGGAAGTATTCAGCTCCACTTAAGCACCCAAGCAACAGGCTTAGTAAGCAACCACAATGAGCTTGCTCACGTTGTCTATAGTCAACGTACCCGCCGCACCAACTAGTGCTACCGGGATGGTAATGACTGTTGTGCTAGCAGAAGCTATAACAACATCACCTACCATCTGTAGGAATTCACTTGCAGCGCCGGCGGCTATTTGCGATGTCTGCCCGAATTTCGAGACGCCATCAACGTAGATATTCAAATTTGCTTTGAACTCTTCGTTGGTGTTGTCACTGAACTCCATAATGGCAGTCACCCTATAAACTCCAGCATACAGTGTGAGAGCGGATGACGCGAGCGAATGCTCCATGCCGTCCACTCCCACACAACTGTCGAAGGCCCAGTCGCCAACCACTGTGGAAACGAGATTTTGGCTTGCTGTCTTGGTTATCTGAATCACCCTATGGGACACGGGTGTGGTTGTAGGCTCAAGATGAAAATCAGTAAACCTGATCTTATACCTGACCTCAACATAACCAATGGCATTTTGGTTTGCTTCGTCTCGTACCATGATAACCAACATACCTGGGTCATACATGAAGAGGCTTCCGCCCTCGATACCAGACCTGACATACCTACGTCCCTGCAACATATGCTTTGGCACTTTGAGAGTTAGTCCATCTGGTTTGTAAACACTAGATGATACATGGCACTCATAAGCCGAAAACTTAGATTGCGTAGAGGGCGCTTGTGTGTGAGGATTTGGATCAAATGCAAGCCCGATCTGGCCCACGGTTGTTGAGATCACAGTGGTCCCAATGAAGCGAAATGAGAGTTCGAGGAACTCGTAACAATCATATCGCTTAGCTTCCTGGGATAGCGCTGGGAATCGTAGTGCCAATCCAGGGTTGATGGGATAGCCGATACAGGTAAAGGATGGATCTCCTAATACCGTGTCTTCTATAACATCTACCCCCGAATCGGAGCGTCCCCCGCGCTGGAGGCTACCTTCGTACGTAACGTACGCTGCGGCCAAGCCCTTGCCTGCAGCTTTCTTCACCAATTGCTTCTTTGATTTATTCATGATTGTATGGAATGCCTAATCATGATAGGGACTGTACATCCTGATGAACCGCAAATGGGCAGAGCCGTGCAGTCTCTCGGCATTTTGGTTAGCTTGGTAAGTTTTACGTGCTGGCACACAACCAATTTGGTCTCCTTGGCAACACCCACAATGCATCCATCGTAGTTAAAGCTACGTCTTCACATGCTAGGGCTAAGGACATCAGGACTCCATGCGTTTATCGGTCGCTCACCGGTCAGAGACAGTTCAACGTTGCCTACGTCAAACCAGCAATTAGGTTGCCAAACCCAAGCACACAATCGGGCGTGCTCCACTGTAGTGTAACACGGGAATATTCCCCTTCAAGCGCTTCCTGAAGATCGGGGGGAATTCCAAAAGCCTCACAAAACGACACGCGGGCTGTCGCCGTGGGTTCACTAAACTTTTGCTTCATTCCCATAGCAAGGTATTGCATACCTGACTCTAACTCAACTACCCTATTTGATGCTACTGTACCACGCACCAAGGCTGAGTAAAATTGATTGAAGACAGGCACATCCCCTGCTAAAGATAGGCCGCAAAGACCAATGGCTCGTCTGTAGAAATCATAGTCCGATTTATGTTGTATTGGCTTAAGCACAATCAAATCCTTGTCTAAGACAACTCGCGGGTCCCGTACCATACGGTACACCCCGGGAGCGACCTCGACTGGATGGGACTGACAGAACTCGATATGTTCCAGTTTGTAAACGGGTGTTTCCACCTTCATTACAAATCCGAGCTCAGCAAACCATGCCACAACATTCCTCATAAAGTCGTTTAACATCGACCTCTCCATGATAACCACACAGTCATCACCATCGTTAATTAGCGAACATTGAAGGTTATAATGCTCTCGATATGACCACATCATACAAGTCATTAGACAGATGTTGCCAAGGGAGGTATTAACATCCCCAGAGCAACGCCCTCCATTAACAATGTACATAATGCAGCTGTTGACACAACGGCAAAAGCCTTTTGTCCTCAACTGCATTTTAAGTAGCCACTTCAAGAAAGGATCGCTCCCATGCATCGCTAAATATATAGAATGTTCAAATTCCAGCGCCGCCTTGGACACATGTTGGTCGAATCTGTGTGCGTCCAATCCGACGGCTACCGGATCTGCATATCTATGCCAAATGCCTGAGATTGCTTCACCCCTGAGATCAGCATTTAAACCTTTCATTACTGTTGGTCCTCCCCACATTTTGTCAATAGCGCCGTAGATCACATGCTCGCACGCTTTAGTGTAGACACCTAGCCGGAGATTATACCTTGGTGAACGTGGTTGTATAATCCTTGGATCTGGGTCCGGCTTTCGAGTTATATTTAACTTTTCTGCTTTCGGAAAACTCGAAACATAAGAGTCCTTTTCCGTAAGTGGGTCAATGCTCAAGCTAGCTAATGCTTTCTCATACATTTTACGCTTACGCCCTGAATAAGCCTCAATATACTTATTGGGGGTTAAAGGCGCAACGAAGTGAGTATGGGAAAGCAAAGCCCTCCTGGCATTGCTACACCTAACTACAAAGTCTCGTTTCGTTGGTCTAAATGGTCGTTCCCAACCACCTTGGTCCGTTTTATGATAGAACACCCGGGTGACAATTGCCCGTAGTGCCGTGTCTTCATCAGCGTTGTGTACTCCGTACTGGATGCCAACCCCTATAGGAGCTAGGCTGTGCATCTTACGCTGCCTAAATTTACCCATTGTACTTTCTCGGATTGCTAGCTTCTCTGCATTGATCCGCTGGGTTCGTGTAGCGTTATGTGGAATCTGTAATTCAAATACCAAATCCATAAACATTTGCGAGTCCAGCTTAGCTGAGAAACCGAGTTGGTACGCTGGGCATCTCTAGACGGCGGCACGGATGTACAAGGCCTTCCTCTCCATTGGAGTTAGAGGAACGGGTCGGCCTATAGCGGAGCTTAATAGTCTGTAGATATGATACAGGTACGTAGTATAAAACTTGTCATGCTCCAATCTGCTAATATCTATCTCATACTGAGTAGGAGAAAATACGCAAACCATCATCAACGTGACGTGTTTCACCATATCTACGCGGCGGAATGTGCGAGCTCGATCTTGGTCACTCATAATTTCCGCCACTATAGCCCTTCTAACGACTTCCCTATTAACCTCACTGTCCTTTGGCACACCATGGCGACATTTGACTGCTTGGAGGACCTCCCGTTGAAAGCGCGTTAATGGGCTACGCGCGGGTAGGTCTGCCTCCTCCTCGACAAAGTCCTCTATGGTGCTAACATCTTGAAGAAGTGCCTTATTGTGCCGGCGGGTGTACATTTCACCCGCGAACTTCGCCAACAGGGCAGTAGTGCCAATAACTGCGATTGGCACCACCGCCCGCTTGACTAACCGTATAACGTGTTTCCCTATTCCAGTGCTGCGGTTTAAACACCGGTGGAAGAAAGTGGTAGATTGATTACTCATGGTTTAACTGAACCAACGCACGCCTGGCCTCGTTTAAAAAGAATAAGACCAAGCATGTGTTGGAAAATAGCTGTAGGCCATACTCAGGTAGTTGTCCAGCTGCCAACCACTCGAGGTGTTCATGGGTGATCAAATAGAACACTATCATCCCAACTTTACTGATGAACCAGAGGGAG